GCTCAAGATCCAATTATCCAGATGCAAATGCAAGAGCTACAGATTAAAGCCCAAGAGCAGCAACGCAAAGCTCAGAAAGATATGGCGGACATCCAGCTTGACCAGGCGCGTTTAGCATTAGAACGCGAACGTATGCAGATGCAAGCTCAGACTGATATTGCTAAAACAATGGCTAATACTCAAAAAGACAAAGAGCAAATGGCTATTGATCTAATGAAATACCAAAAAGATAAAGAGCATGATACGCAAAAACAAGATAAACAACTTTTAGCCCAAGGGTTACAGCAAGCTCATCAGTTTGCCGACGCCGAAGAGAACCGGAAACAACAGTCCGAGGCTAGCAAGCAAAAGTCTGAAAAACCAGAAGTAAAGGAAAAGAAAGGTAAATAATGGACGCATCTGACGTGCTAGTACAAGAGCTAGACGATAGGGTGAAGTACCTTAAAGATTGGTTAGGAAGCGGAGTTGCAAAAGACTTTGCGGAATACCAAAAAATATGTGGCGAGGTTAAAGGTCTACTTACCGCACGTCAAAACATAACAGACCTTAAACAAAAAATGGAGAACTCAGATGAGTGAAATCCTTATTGGCACAAACCCCAATAAACCAGAAATAGTAGGATCATACAGTTACACTGCAACAAATGAAGAGAAAGCTAGACAATTACCACAACCACAAGGTTATAGAATCCTTTGCACAATCCCAGAGGCTGAAGAATCTTACGATAGTGGCCTATTAAAGTCTGATGAAACACGTAGACATGATGAGCTTTTAACTACAGTTTTATTTGTAGTTGATTTAGGCCCTGATTGCTATAAAGACAAAGATCGTTTCCCAAATGGTCCTTGGTGTAAACAAGGTGACTTTATTCTAGTACGTCCAAACGCTGGTACTCGCCTAGTAATTCATGGCAAAGAGTTCCGCATAATCAACGATGATTCCGTAGAAGCAGTGGTCCAAGACCCACGCGGTATTAGTCGTAAATTCATTTAAGGAGTGAAAAATGGCTGAAATTGAAAAAGAAGAATTTAAGTTTCCCGATGAAGTAGAAATAAATAACTCTGCAGAAACAGAAGATGCTGGTTTTGAAATTGAGATTGAGGATGATACCCCGTCTGAAGATAGAAACCGTGAACCAATGCCTAAAGAGATTGTTGAAAAGCTTGAGCAAGATGAGCTGGACAAATACTCTGATGAAGCTAAGGAAAAGCTAAAACAGTTACGCAAAGTTTGGCATGACGAGCGTCGGGAAAAAGAACAAGCTACGCGTGAGCGTGAAGAAGCGCTTGATGCTGCTGGTAAGTTGTTGAGTGAAAACAAGAAAATGCGCGAAATGCTCAATTCTGGTCAACAGGATTACGTTGCCGTTCATAAACAATCAGCAGATTTACAGCTTGAAATGGCTAAAAAAGCCTATAAAGAAGCGTATGACTCAGGTGATACTGATAAGATTATTGAGGCACAGCAAGCTATCACTAACGCAACATTACAAGTCGATAAGGTAAAAAATTATAGACCAGCCCCTTTACAGGAAGAAAGTTTTGTTGTACAAAGAGAAGAACAAAGGGCACAACCCCCTAGGTTTGACGAAAAACTAAACTCTTGGCAGGAACGCAATGGTTGGTTTGGTCAAGACGAGGAGATGACTGCATCGGCTTTAGGCTTACACGAAAAGCTTAAAAAGCAAGGTGTTGTAGTTGGTTCCGATGAGTATTATGCGATATTGGACAAGACAATTCGCAAACGGTTCCCAGAGAATTTTGGGGATCAAGAAGTTGTAGAGGCTAAGCCAAGGGAGGATGCTCCTAAAGCCAAACCCTCCACGGTAGTAGCTCCGGCAACGAGATCAACCTCCTCCAAACAGGTTAAGTTGAAAACAAGCCAGGTCAATATAGCTAAAAAACTAGGTTTGACCAATGAGCAGTATGTCCGTGAACTTTTAAAAATAGAAGGAGCCTAAAATGGCTGAAATAAAGAACAAACTTAACCGAGAAGTAGAAACCAGAGAACTTTCAGAGCGCCCTAAGCAGTGGATGCCCGCAGAGCTTCTCCCTGAGCCAGACAAACAGGCTGGGTATGCTTATCGTTGGGTTCGCGTTGCTAATTTAAACGCGGCAGACCCCCGTAATCTTTCAGCAAAACTGAGAGAAGGTTGGGAGCCCGTGCGTATTGAAGAACAACCAAAATTTCAACTGCTAGTTGATCCCAATAGTCGTTTCAAAGACAATATTGAGATTGGCGGATTGTTGCTTTGCAAAACTCCAGAAGAATTTGTTGACCAGCGTAATGCACATTATGCTAAACAGACACAAGCTCAGACAGAGGCTGTAGACAACAATTTAATGCGTCAAAGTGACCCAAGGATGCCCCTCTTTAATGAGCGTAAGTCCTCGACTAGCTTTGGCAAAGGTAGTAACTAACTTTTAATCTAGGAGATTTAAATGGCTTATCCAACCGTTTCAGCTCCCTATGGTCTAGAAGCGATTAACCGTGTTGACTTTATGCCCTATGCTGGGGCTACACGTCAGCTACCGATTGTTAGTACTTATAATACTGCGATCTACAACGGTGACATCGTTATGGTCAAAGGCGGCGGTATCATCAAGTCAAACGTAACTGTTGACTCTACAACTGACAATACAGCAAACCTTACTTATGGTGTGTTTGTAGGTGTTCAGTACGTTAACTCACAAGGCCAAACTGTACAAGCTCAATATTACCCAGGTAATGCTGCAGCGACTTCAGCAGTAGCTTATGTTGTTGACGATTCACAAGCAGCGTTTAAAGTGGCTGTTACCTTCTCTGGTAATGCAACTATTACTACTGCTAACGCTTCTGTTGTTGGCACAAACTTGTCTATCCGTCAAGGTACTGGCTCTGCAACTACAGGTAATTCCGGTTTATCCGTTATTGCTCCTGTAACAGGTACTGGTAATGCGGCAGCTTGGCCTGTTCGTGTAGTAGCAGTTGTCCCTGAGACAGCATCCGGTAACAACGCTTACACTGAAGTCGTTGTTAAGTTGAACAACCCACAAATTCTGTTGGCTGCGGCCCAGAATTATCTATAAGGAGCTATTAAATGGCTATTTCACGCGCACAGCTCCTAAAAGAGCTACTCCCAGGACTCAATGCCTTGTTTGGACTTGAGTACGCTCGCTACGGCGAAGAACACAAAGAGATCTACGAAACAGAGACCTCTGAGCGTTCATTTGAAGAAGAAACCAAATTATCTGGTTTCAGTGCTGCTCCAGTCAAGAACGAAGGCTCTGCCATCGCTTACGACAATGCTCAAGAGGCATGGACTGCACGCTACAACCACGAAACTATCGCCCTTGGCTTTAGCTTGACTGAAGAGGCAATCGAAGACAACCTCTACGATTCTTTATCAGCTCGTTATACCAAAGGTCTAGCTCGTGCTATGGCTTATACCAAACAGGTTAAGGCTGCTGCTGTATTGAACAACGGTTTCACCACTGGTTACAACGGTGGCGACGGCGTTCCACTCTTCAGCGCATCACACCCATTGGTATCTGGCGGTACAAACAGCAACATCCCATCTACTCCTGCTGACTTGAATGAGACTTCTTTGGAAGCCGCTGTTATTCAAATCGCTGCTTGGACTGATGAGCGTGGTCTGTTGATTGCTGCTAAGCCTAAGAAGTTGGTTGTTCCTCCTGCACTCCAATTCGTTGCAACTCGTTTGCTCGAAACTGAATTGCGTGTTGGTACAAACGACAACGACATCAACGCTATCAAGAACAACGGTTCTGTCGCAGAAGGTTATACAATTAACCACTTCTTGACTGATAGCAACGCATGGTTCCTAACTACTGATGTTCCAAACGGTATGAAGCATTTTGTTCGTACTCCTTTGAGCAACAGCATGGATGGTGACTTCGATACAGGTAACGTTCGTTACAAGTCTCGTGAGCGTTATTCTTTCGGTTGGTCTGATCCACTCGGAATGTACGGTTCTGCTGGCGCCTAAACAAGGCTTTAGTTTCCGTGGACGAACCCCACCTTACCGGGTGGGGTTTTTCTTTTCCTGCCAATGATGTTTCCTATGGCAATTAGCACATAAGACTACGCACTTTAAGGCTTCTTCTATAGCCCGTGTAAATTGAGAGTTTTTGATAAACCAGCTAACCGCTCGGTCTTTAGTGGCAGGGTCTTCGTGGTGGAAGTCTAATGTTGCTGGGTGGTTTTCCCCACAAACAGTGCATTTAAGGGTACCTTTAAAAGCAGCCCAATCTACCCTAGCTTTCTTTTTATTTTCCGCCGTTAGCGCAATTACTTGTTCTTTATTAGCCTCATAATGTTTACGGCTATATTCTCTGTGTTTTCTTTTCTTTATTTCTGGGTCTTTATAGGGCATTTTTATTATCTAGAGAGTAAGTTTTAATTGGTTCGTGACTTTTTAAATCTACATTACATGCCCACTTAACTGCTTCTTCCGCCGGCAATCCCATACGCATACATACTTCTGCCGCCATAGCTCCACTGCCAATAGCCATAAAGGTTCGGACTCTTTCCCATTCTAAATCATCCCCACAAGCAAATAGGCCGTCTTTAGTTAGTTTTAAAAAAGAACTGTCAGATTTTAACTTAGGTTTTGTTTTAGTCTTTTTATTTAGGTAGTCTATCACTTTTTCTGCATCTGACCAATTACCAGCTACCCCAAGCCAGCCGCCGTCTATAGGAAGAATTTTGTCTTCAAAGTATTTAAGTCCAGTATCATCATCGGAAAATTGACTATCGGCTACTAATACTTTATTTCTCCAGTCGCCTACTATTGTTGTCATGTTTACACCTTATAAAAAAGGGCTATAACTCCAGCTATATAAAACGCTACAGCCACTGCTTCAACTAAAAATAACGGTATATCTTTTTGAACCCAACCAGCCCAAGTCCATAACACACTACCAATCAAACTGAGGATAATATTGATAGGGTACACGTTGAAGCTCGTTAAACAAATGCCAGTCAAACACAGAAATGTTCCTAACCATTTAATGCCCTTCATGGTAACTCCAATTTGGTGGGGGTGTTTCGAAACAAAAAGCCCGGTATTAGCAAACTTTACCCCCGAAGCGATATTTTACCAAAACCGTTGTGAAAAATAAGAAAAAGTAGTAACATTATGGAAACCGGGAAAACCGGCTTATCAAACTGTCCCGGCAGACAGCATATTGATTGATAAGCTTATCTTATATGCAAGGA